AGTGCCAATCCCAAGGCGTCCGCTGGAGTCGATGCGGGCGCGTTCGGCACTTGCATTGTTGTCAAAAACACGGAGACCGCCGCTTGTATCAGCGCCTGTCTGAATTGTAAATTTGCCGTTCGTTGTTGCATCTAAGCGAATTGCAGCGTTATGGCCTGCGGAAGTAGACGTAGTTCCAACTCTTAGGCGCGTATCAGCGGCGCCAGATACATGAAGAATGTCGCCCGCATCAAACGAAGTGGTGCCAATCCCTAAACGCCCTGAAGCATCAATAGTTGCCCAGGTGTTAGTGCCGCCGTTATTTCTAAATTGGTGTATCCCAGCATCGTAAAGATTGTAATTAAGCGATCCTGCCAGATAGCCAATTCTCAAGCTATTTCCAGATCCATCTAATACATGTAACCGGGAATCTGGAGTAGTCCCCACGCCTAGACGTCCTGAGGAGTCAATAACGAGGCTGTTGACGGGTGCGCTGCCGTTAAAGCTGACGGCTTGAGTGGAGCCTGCAGAGCCTGCGCCGACGAAATTCAGAGCGCCGGTTGAGGTGATGCGCATCCGCTCAGAAGGCGTTGTACCATTTGCGTTTGTATGGAACGCTAGATCAGTGGCATTTCCAGAGCCTCCAGAAGAGTTGACGCCATAGATAATTGCGGATCGATCTGCAGTATCCGAAATATTGGGGGCGAAACTAATTCCAACAGCAGTATTGGCTGAAACGCTGCGGTTTTGAATTAGCAGGGGTGTTGAACCAGACCCTGCGTTATCCGCACGGATAACGGTGCCGGTGCTGCCAACAAACACTCTCCCAGACCCACCAGTGCTGATGGCTAATTGGTCTGCGCCGGGGCTGAAGATGCCGGTGTTCTCGTCCCCTTCAATCGCAACACTTGGTGCAGCAGCCGTCCCAAGCGGGATACCACGAAACAGCTCCTCGATCGTGATGCGCTTGTTTTTATTGGCTGCCGCTGCTTCGCTGATGTCAACAATCGGCAGGAAGTCACCAGCCGCTGGTGCCGTCAGCGCGGTCAGATCCGAAATCTTGCGGTCAGCCATGGGTCAGATACCTGTTGTCAAATTGACAGCTTGAGATCAGTTTAAGGCCGTGTATTACCACACAACAATGAGTGCGGCGCCATCTCCTCCGGAACCAGCGGCCGATGTGAAACCGCGACCACCACCGCCACCAGGCACCGAACCAGTGGTGGATGTACCACCACCGTTGCCGCCGTTGATTGAGACGCCGCCGATTGTGCCACCACCACCGCCGCCCCAGCTCGAAGTGAAACCAGTGCTCGTAGCGCCTGAGCCACCACCAAATGCACCCAAGAAGCCGTCGCTATCTCCAGGACCACCACCGCCACCGCGATACAACAAGCCAGCGCCACTGCCGCCAGCACCGCCAGCAGATCCAGCCGTTCCAGCAGAACTTGATCCGCCGCCGCCACCGCCAGCAGAAGTCCCACCGCCGCCGCCGCCATACGCAGATAGCAATGCACCAAATGTGGTTGTACCTCCCGTTGTTCCGTTGGAGGATGCGGCAGCTCCGCCTGCACCACCACCGCCGATTGTGACGGTCACCGTGCTTGGTAGATCCGCAAGTTGGTAGAGCTTTTGCACGCAAGCACCACCTCCTCCGCCACCTGCACTACCAGCAGAGTTGCGGCCACCACCGCCACCACCGCCCCAGATCGTGACCAGTGCAACGACACCAGTTGATGGCTTAGTCCAGGTGATTGGGGTGCCAACCGTCGTGTAATAGAACGACTGCGAGTTGGTCAGGCTGCCCCAGCTCACGATGCTGCCGTCAGTCACCAATGCTTTGCTTGCATTTCCGGCTTGCGATGGCACTAATGCATTGATGGCGCCGCTTGCAGTGGTTTGCCCAGTGCCGCCATTGGCAATCGGTGTAAGACCCCCAACAGCAAAGGTGGTATCAAGTACACCAATCGTGATCCAGTTGGTATTAGCGGCATTGCGAATTTTCCAGACAGGGGGCGACGAGCTTGTATCAACCCAAGGCTGAAACGCAACCGTGGTTGCAGGTGCCGATGCTCCGCTGCTTTGGCTGAAAAGGGCTGCCAGGTTGTCGTTGATGTCAGCTCGAACACTGGGAAATGTCGCGTTCTGAACGGTCTGGTCGGATTGCGGCATTACAAAGCCCTCCCAAATCCTGTGGCGGTGTAGTTGTACGCCTTTTCAATCGTAGCGGCACCATCGTAGAAATCGACCTCAAAGCCGGTCGTGGTCACGTTAGACAGGACATACCGCTCACTGGCAAGCAGCTCAAACGGTGTGATGGTCATTGAATAGATGTCGTAGAAGGCGTGCTCAAATTGCGCGGTACTGGCGGTTGAGGGGTTGGAGCTAGAAGTCACACGCCGCAGCAGTTCTGGAATAAGGCGCAGGTTTTCAACCGCGATGTTGACTGATCCATCATTAGTGGTCAGCAATATTTTGACTTGGAAGGCACGACCCTGCACTACGCCATTGATCAGTTCCGCATATGGTCCCCAAGTCGGTGTGCCACTCGGATTGTCGTTTGTAGCGCGAACGTAGAACGTGACGTTGGTGGCATCGCTGACGTTGCCGTCAAACAAGCTGGGGTGTTCATCAAATAAACCAGCAGTATCATCAAATAGCCCGCTAACCGCAAGATCGCGTTTGAGGATATAGCGCCTGAAGTTGACATCAAAGACATCGCCAAGTTCCAATGTTTCGCTGAAGTAATACTCAGCTTGCCCGTCGCCTTCTGCGTAGATTGGTTCGTAGTAATCAAGCGCAACGTACAGATCCAGATCAATGACCAAGGCGGTTTCGGTGCCGTCATAGGAACAGTTGACTTTGGTGCCACTAAATGGCGTTGCTAAATTTTCTTCCTCCCATTGCACGCCGCCAAAGTAGTAGTCTGCTGCGTAGCCGATTGTGGTGTACAGATCGAGCTTTAGGCGCGATTCATATTCCGGCAGGCTTAACCCAAACGCTGTTGCATTTGTTGATTGATTGCCGAGGTAATCCTGGAATTTGATTAGGTATGTCCCAGGTAAAAGGGGGACTTGCTTTTGCGTAGCGTTACCGGCAACAGCGGTTACGACCTGCGTGCTGAAAACCCATTCTGCTGTGGCGATAGAGCGAGGATCATGGCGGATGACGACTTTGCCGCCAACTCGGACATCTAATTCTGTGGTTTGATTCCAAGTCAACACAGCCAGCGATTCGCTGACGGGCACCAGCGTCAGACCTGTGACATCCAGTGGGGCGGCGCTGACGCCTTCGACGATGTACGTGGCGATGGCTGGGGCGCTGTACAGCACATTGGATGCACTGATGCTGCTGACTTGGATTTCGTAAGCACCAACTTTGACATCTTCAATTTCCAAGACTGTGCCTTGCACTGTGCGTGTAGTGAAGTTGTCATCTTCGTGGCGATATTTAACGCGGAAATTTTTGATGCCTTTTGGTCCGTTCCAGCCGAAGCTGATCTTGATAGCAATGCGCCCGTTGAGTTCGTACTGGATCTCCTTTGTGGTGCCGCCGCCAACCACAGGGATGTCCATGATCTCCAAGACAGTTGGTGCATTGGGTATGACGTTGAGATCAGTTGTGTCTCGCGGTTGCAGCGCCTCACCACTTTCGACGTAGGCATATTTACTTTCGTCATAAGCGATTGCGCTGATTGTGTAGACAGCGTTATCTTGTTCTTGTACGCCAAGCACACGCCAAGTTGTTGTTTGCAGTGTTGGACTATCTAATACCCAAACGGTGTTGGGGTTGGGTGCCTGTGAAAATGGCGTGCTGACAGTGATGTCTGCGCCGGTGATGTCAATGACTGGTTGCTGTTCAACGGTGCCGTCAGGCAGGATGACTGTCAAAATTGATGCACCAGATAAGTAATCAAGATTTGTATTGGCTGTATCATCAACTGTGACGACTGTTGTGGTTGCAGTGTTGATACGACCGCCACGACGGGAGCCAGCTTTGACTGGGTCTGCAATCAAGATGATTTGCCCAGGACGTACTTGCTGACCGGCTTCAAGACTGGATGTAAAAGTAACAACTTCTTTTTCGTACTGTTCTGAATACAGTAACCATCTGCCAATACGATTGGCTTGACCGCGACTGGTGCAAGCGAAGGCGCTGATCTCGGTTTTCAAGACACCGTATTTGTCGATGGCTTCGGTGTCTTCTACGACCTCATAAGCTGTGTCGCGCAATCCTGCTTGCCACCTACCGGAAGAGTCATAGCGACCAATATCAAGGTAGCTAACAACAGCAACATTGGGGCGAGTTTTGAGGCTGCTGCCGCTATAACTAAAACCTTCTGGCGTTACGTTTGCATTGGTGAAAAGATAAGCTGGATCTGCTGGACGATCTTGTGCAATCGTCATGCTGCCGGTGCTCCAGAAGCCTTGGCAACGCATGACTGATAGAAGGTCATTGACTAACTTGTAGGCTTCTTCAGCAGTTTGAATTGTGGTATTGCACGAGAAGCGTGCTTCTTGACCACCTTGACCGTCATCAACAAGTTCATTTGCGTATTTAGATGCCGCAAAAAATGCCCATTTATCAAGTTGTGATGTATCAATATGTTCGCCAAATCCATAGCGCGTGCTTGTCAGCAAGTCGTACAGGATCCACGCAGGGCATGATGTCCAAGTTGCAGCAGCGAAGGTGCCATCCCAGACAAAGTTTGTTGGGTACACAATGCGGCCACTCTGAGCATCAACACTGACACCTGCTGGGATGATAACTTTGACGCCTTTGACCAGATAGCTACGGCTGGGGATGCTGCTGAACTGTTCTGCATCAACACGTAATCCGATCAGGGCACTGTTGGGATAGCGCAGTTTTGCCCAGATAATTTCCGTGTAGCTTTGCCAGTTGAACGCATTACTAAGTAAGGCGCTGGTGCTATCTGCCGTGACGCGGGTAACACGAATGTCAACAGTGTCGCTCGGGCTGGGGCGCACCAGCTCAATGAGATAGTCCTTGCGGTATTCATCGCCGGTGCGGCCAGAGATTTTGTCAGTGGTGGCACCATTGATGCCGATTGCTTGGTCGGTAAATCCACCGCCGGCATATTGCACCGCAATCTTCAATTCAACGGATGCGCCGTTGGTATCTCCAGTGCTGCTATCGATGCGTTGCAGTGCTGGAATTGCAATCGTGACGCGCACAGCATCGACGTTGACATCTGTAATGCTGCGGACAACTGGAACATCCTTAACAACAGTTAGACCAACAGGCTGCTCGTCTTCAACGCCGGGTGATAGCGGAATGAATGTTTGATTTTGTGTCCCGTTGCGGGTGTAAATTTCGACATCTTCAAAGTTGTAAGTGCCATCAAGGTTTTGTACTGGCGTATTGTTGAGGTAAATTGACGGCAAATTAGACTGGCTGGTTGCACCGCTTACGGTGATGGTTTGTTGTACCAGTCCTTCAATTTCGCCTTCGGAGATCAAATCAATGACGTTTGCGTACTGTCGTGAGTCGAGGCTGTCTTTTGCTGTTGATGGGGTGCGCGAGCTACCACCGCCGCCGCCCTTGCCATCACCACCAGCGCCAGAAATCGTCATGCTTTTACCTGCACGGTGTCAACACCGGCTGAGATCACAACACTACCTGTCAATGTCAGTCCATAACAAATTTTAACAGGCGTGCCCTGCCTAGATGTTTGCTGGATGCCCGAAAAGCTATACGTCTTACGCGGATCAGTGTTGCTGTCAATGCCTTGATTTACGACTGGGACCGGACTAAGTAGTTGACTGACGCCCCCTAAAACCATTGCCGCGCCAAGGCTCCCAATAGCAAGTGCGGCTGTTGAACCTAATTGGAATCCGGTTGTAATACTCAAACCAGTTGCAAATGGACCATAGGCAGTTGATGCAAACGCTCCAAGGGGTCCAGCGATAATTGAAAAAGCCAGAAGTGCTACGCCAGCTAAAATTTGCCCAGTTGATCCGCCGGCGCCGCTAACGACAGGAATGATCTTGATATTCTGCTGGCCGGTTGGATTGTGCAAGTCATCTAAGGACAAATCTTGAGCGCCGACACTGACGCGGTAATGCTGGTCAGCCATGTGCTGCTCCAGTGCAGGGAAATTTGCCACCAAAAAACGCACCGCCTCAGCCGCACTGGCGATGTCCGCCTGCAGCACACGCTTGCCGATGAACTTGGCTAGCGGTCCGTAGAGTTTGATCTTACGGAGCATGGCGCAACCTCCTTCCTACGCATTTTAGGAGCCATGACCCCAGCATGTCTCTACTACTCAAGCGGTTTTGTAGGTGATGAAGCAGCATCCCATCACCGATGTACACACCGCAGTGGTTGAGTCCTGGTGATCCGATGGACAGCAACAATAAATCTCCGCGCTCTAGGGCTTCGTCGTCTCGTAGTTGACGGAAACCTGTTGCCGCCCAGCAACCTTCAAACATTGGTGCTTGGATGAAGGTCTCAGGATTGGTTGGACGATCCCAGTCACGCACAGCAATTCCGTTTTCGGCGTACCAATCGCGGGCTAGTGTCCAGCAATCTTGTACAGCCCACACCCATTGGCGGCCAATCAACGGTGCTTTGTACCCGCATGGCATGTAGGTTGACCAGGCACGTGTTTTGGGATTGACGATGTGCCAAGGAAGATTGGTTTTTTCGGCGGTCACTTTATCTGCGTTGCTGGCAATCGGCGCAGATATGGGGTGGCTGTGAACGATGCCGATGATTTCGCCAGCGTCTTCAGCGGCTGCGTAATCTTCAGGGCATAACGTAAATAGTTGCTCGGGATGTTGCGCTGTGTTTTTGCACGGCCAATAATGTTGGCGTCCTTTGATGATTACGACTAAACCGCAGGATTCACGCGGATCTTCTGCCTGCGCGTGCTTTAGCGCATCATCGTGCCAGTTCATGCGAAGAATGTACCGATGCCTGGGTAGCCGCCGTAAGGCAATTCAGCATTGGCGCCAAAACGGACTTCACAACTGCTGACCTTTTTGCCGCATACATCCTCTGATGCGTTTAGCACAGGTTCATTGTTGACATCAAAGAAGTTGGTGCCGGCGTAACTGCACTCAGGAGACCTATAAACCCATTGGCAACGAGTAACACACTGGCGCTTAGGAGCGCGAACTCCAGCCAAGTCAAAGGCGCTGGCTAGTTCAAACTCAACAACATCGCGGGTTTCGGCAGATTTTCGATCAACATAGTAAATATCCCTAGGCCATTCTGCGTAAGGATCTGCATCTGTATTAGTGGGCTCAAGAAAGATGCGGCTGCTATCCTCGTATAGCAAATCAAAACCATCCTCTAGCAATAAAACATCGCTGGGTGCAAAGTTTTCTGCATCAAGAAACCGCCGCAATGTGCGGATGCGCGTGACTTTTGCGCCTTCTAAACCGTTAGGCAACAGCGACAGAATTGTTGTGATTGTGCCAAGGACATTAGCGGCACGTAGTTTGGGGCGGGGTAATTGACCGTTGCCGCTGTATTCAAACCCTTCTGCTTGGACTGGTAGGGGCTGATATGCCTGACCGTTCCAGATGATGTCCGTTAGGACTTCATTGACGCCGGCATGGAAGTAATAAGTATCGTCAAATCCATGTTGAGATACGTTTAGCTCAATCTCAAACAGCTCAATGATTGCTCCAGGGTTGATGCTCTGAAGCGCACTGGTGAGTGTAGTTTGACTGTCGCTGGTGTCGTAACCAGCATCCCAGTAGCCGGTTACTACGTAGCCCATTCGTTATGCCGTGACAGCTTTGATGACGGCAAATCCAATCACGATTGCTTCAGACAGCGAGCCAGAGGTGATATTGCGGACGTTGATGGATGCCGAGCCGGCACCAGCCTGAGCGTTCAGCGCGTAGGAACCAGCAGTGCCTGCGCTGACGTGGTTGAGCACAAGCAGATCGGTGACTGCAATGGTGCTGTTGGTCAGGGTGAACGAGACCGTTGTGTTGCCAGCCAGTGCCGCACCGTTCAGCGTGATTTGCCCGCACTTCTTGTTGAGCGTGACACCAGTGCTTTTGCTGGTGGCTTGGGTCACCGTACCGCCTTCGCCAGTGATGTAACCAGCCTTGTCGGTGTTCAGGTTGGTGAAGTTGGCGTCCAGCTCGGTGTGGGTGAGCGGACTGCCCTTGCCGGCGCGGGTGACGATGGTGCTCATGGATAGTCTCCTGTACTAGCAGTCTAGGTGATTAGTCAATTACGGTTCAAAAACCTGGCGGAAGGTAGCACTGATTGTTGCACGACCTGTGTATGGAATCACCTTATCCCATGACTCACAAACCCACTTGTAGGTGACTCCTTCTGCAGGTGGCGCCACCAAGGTCGTTGCCCGCAGTGGTGGCATTTACGAGCAACAGCAGTGTTGTCATCGTGCCGTCTAGGTTGGCGATGGTCAGCGTGGGGCGCGGCAGTGTGCCGGTGTTGGTGTACTCAAAGCCCTCCGCTTTTACTGGAAGGCGGGTGTATGAGTTGCCGTTCCAGACGATGTTGCCGCTGACGTTAGCGTTAGCACCGTTATGGAAGCGATACGTGTCGTTGCTACCGTGCAACGTTGTGTCCAACGTCAGTTCAAACAACTCGATAATTGCGCTGGGTGCAATGGCGGCTAGATCTTCGTAGCTGCTAGCAATCGCAACCCAGGTAACGGTATTATCGGTGACGTAACTGCCAACGTCTGTTGCCCAGACAGGTTCTGTGGCGGCACTGGTGCCAGCTACCGTGCATTGGAAAACCAGACCTGATGCCTGCAGCGTTGTAGAACGCCGGATGTTGCCAACGGCAAAGGCAGTGCTAGCGGTCCAGGCTGCGTATGCCATTACGGTTCAAAGACTTGGCGGAAAGTGGCATTGATCGTATTTACATTTGCATATTGGAAATCACGCGACCAACTTTCAACAACCCATTTATAGGCAGTTGCTTCGTCTAGTGGCGTCCAATCAAAGCTTGCGTTGTCAGCAGCGCGTGCGTCAAAAAATGCCTCAATGGCATCTGCATCAGTGCTGTCTTTTGCAGTCCAAGTTAGATCCCAAACACGTGGATTTTGATTCAATCCGTATGTCAAGCGGGTTTCATATCCGTCACCAAACTGCACTTTGCGCACAACAGGTTGACTTTTACGCACTGCACCAAAGTTGGGCGTTGTACCCCCTGTGCTGGTGCCAACAGTTGCATCATTAAAAGTAGCCATTACGCCAACAAGCCTCCAGGGCGTTTTTGTTTGACCAATTCTTGCTGTACAGCAATGCCAATTGCCTTACCAAGCATATTTGCTTTTGGACCATCGCCTTCAATGCTGCTGCCGCTTGCATCCACATTCACGGTGACATTGCCACCGCCACCACCACGCATCGTTACAGGGATGCTGCGACCGTCAGGAAGGGGCACATAGGCTTCAGGGCGGCTGCCTTCACCAAACATGGCAAGCTGCGGGCTAGAAGCGATACCACCAGCGGCGTAACGCTTTAAATCAAGCGGACCATTGGCAGTCATGATGCCACCGTTTGCAAAACCAAGAAACTTACCAAGTGCGCTACCACCCGGCACAATTGATTTCAAGGTTTGGAACATTGCAAATTGAATCAGGATTCTGCTCATGTCAGCCAATACGGAACGAGCGAAATCAGCAAAGCTTGCCTTGCCAGTGGTGACAAATTCAGTCAATACATCGCCAAGACCAAGAAAAGCATTGCCCAGAGTTTGACCAAGGTTTGCCGCAAGATCACCAGACGAACGAACAACTTCAGCAAAAGATTTTGCAACTTGTCCGCCAAAAGTTTTGGCTATCTCTTTTAATTCTTTGAGTTTTCCAATTAGTTCGTCAATTTTTTCTTTGTTTAAAGAGTACTGTCTTTTTTCAACCAACTCATTAATTTGCCGATCAAAGTTAAGCTGCTCTGCTTGTTTTGCGTTGATTATTCCATATTGAACGGCAATGTCTTCTAGTTGATTTTTTTCATCTTTTCTGCTCTTTTCTACAGCAAACAAAAGATCAACCATTGCATCTCTTTGTTTATTAAGGCTTCTGGTGTATTCATCTAACGCCTCTGTTCTCTGGGTATCTGCATTAAGGGCGCCAATTTTATTCGTTCTTAGTTCTTCGTTGATGTTAAGAATTTTTAATTCCTTTGTCAGATAATCTGCAGTCAGTTCATCTTCTTGGCGTCTTGCAAGAGAAATCTGTACACGCAAAGCTGCTTCTTTTTTGCTAATTTCAACAGCTTCTTTTGCTTTCTTGGTTTTTGCCTCACTGCCAGCACCTGTTTCGGCACCAGGCAAACCATCAGGCTTAGCGCCCGTGCCCGCCCCAGCCATTTGCAACTTTCGTTGATCTTGAGCAAGTTTTAATCTGCCGCGAGCAGTAGACAACTGGGTTCCAAGTCTCATTTTCGCTTGACCGGTAGCCTTAGCCTCTGCTGTTTCGAGGCGGTTAACTTCTTTTGCATACTCCTCAACCCTGTCAGCAGCATTTAGATTGAAGAAGCGAACTAGAGCACTAATTGCCTGGTTAATTGCAACGACAATACCGGCAAAAGTATTTTGGAAAGCAGCGCCAATAGGTGCAAGCAGTCTGCCAATGTTTTCTTGCAATTTAGACAACTGCAGTTGTAGCCTGTCTCCAGCAGCGGCAGGGCTATTAACAATAGCCTCAGAAGATTTGCCAAATTGCTGGAATAGTTTATCTGAAAACTTCATAAAGTCTTGCAGAGTAACCTTGCCGTCTTCCAGAGCTTTATCAAGTTCAGCAGGCGTCATGTTTAACGACTGCGCAAACAAAGTAAATGCGCCAGGCAAACGTTCGCCAATTTGCTGACGAAGTTCTTCTGCAGATACCTTGCCCTTGCTGAACACCTGCGCAGTAGCAGTCAACGCAGAATCAAGATCTTGAAGGCTTCCACCAGTACCACGTACACCAGCCGCAACACCACGGAATGCTTTCTCAGCATCTTTAAGAGTGCCGCCAGCGCCGATGACAGATGCAGCAAGCTTGGTGAATTGACGAGTAACAATCTCCTGCGGAATTGCAAATTGAGTAGAAAGACCTTCTACCTGTTTTAGTGCACTCCGATATTCACCATAACTCTTGGTAAGACCAGCAAGTGCAGTCCGTTGCTTATTAATATTTGCCGTGTAAGTAGCTGCCCCACCAAGAGCTTGCCTTGCCATCCCAACTTGAGCACCAATGGCACCGCCAGTAGCGGCTCCCAATGGACCGCCAAATGCAGCGCCAATACCAGCACCAGCCAAGCCTTCAAATCCACCAAAAATCCCTGCGGCAGAAACAGCACCGGCTGTTCTTGCTATTCCTGGCAAAAATGCGGTGGCACGACGTATGGGAGATGGTTGAACAGGTCCAATGGGTCTTGGAAATGCGGTGCCAACATTTTGAAAAGGACCAAAACCACCAGCTATCAAAGCACCAGTACGTGGATCACGTGTGCCTAATACTTCTCCTCCATAAGCAGCACGTTGTTCTAGCTTTTCTCGCCGTCTTGCATCACGTGCCGTTTGTTGATTTGCCTCGCGTTGTTGTTGAGCAATCCGACCCGCATAATCAGGTGGTGCTACAGGACCAATTGGAGCGACATATTGTGTGACTCCAGGCGTTCCGCGATATGCTCCTGTTAGTGGATCACGAATCAAGCCATTCGTTGTTCTAATTGCTGCAGAAGCTTGATTGGCGGCAGTTGCAATGTTTCGAAAATTATTAGCAACTGCCTTTTGATTGTTCTGAAAACCGTTTAACTTTGCATCCAGAGCATCAGCTTCTTGGCGGGCGATACGAAACTCATCCGATGTTGTATCAACGCTATTAGCAATTTCACGCCAAGCAGATGCGTAACCTTTGAGATTATTAATGCTTTGCGCTGAACCTGCCTGTACTTTTTTGAGTTCCTGCGCCAGTTCTTTAAAATTTACATTTGCTGCCGCAGTCTGCTGTCCAAGCGTCTTGAAGGTGTTCTGCAGCTTGACGAGTTGATCGTCACCTTGCTGCCTAATGCGTACAAGCAGTTCAGTGACTTGGCTCATTTGCGGCTCGCATTCAAAACGGCAAGGGCAGCCATTTCCATGACCTGGACGCCTTCAAATATGGCGACAGGATCTTTGACTGCATACAGCTTACATAGCCATTGCAAGCTCGGGTAGTTCATTCCGGTCAACCCAGCCATACTTGTGTGCCACTGCGTAGACATACGGATAAACATGAGCACGATGTCCCAGTTCTCCTCCCAAACTTCGCAGTCGTTTGGCTTGTTGTTTGCCAGTGCTGCAGCGATCTGCTCAGGGCTTGCACCTAAAGCCTTGAGGTCAGCCTCGCGCTCGTCAACAACGCCGCCCTTTGCCCAATACTCGGCGGCGGCTTTTAGTTTTTTGCTGGCGCTCCAGTCACGCTGTCGGCATATGCCTGAATCAACGCCTTCATTACATACGGGTCATCACACAGTTCTTTTTTGTTCTTCTGTGTAAACGGCACATCCTTGCCCTCTTCGTCCTTAATGCCTTCCCAGCCTTCAAGGATCCCATCAACAAGAGCGTCATCACCCTTGTCAATAAGATCGTTGAAAGCCGAGCGACTCATCTTCTTGAAGACCGCCTCAAACGTTTGGGTCTCAAAGCGATTTCCATCAACTGGAATTTCAACCTTGACTTCCCACTTATAGGAAGCGGTCTTCTTGAGGACAAAAGCCATGCGCGATCAGGTGAAGACTAGAGACATCTCGTTGTTGCCAGCCGTCGTAGGCAGAGCCAAGAACGGCATCGACAGGGAGATTACTCCATTGGTATCACCATAGCTGCAACCAGTGATATCGGTCTGGGCAGCGTTCATCGTGACAATGTTCCCAGCAGTAGCGCCGAGCACAAGACTGGTGCTGCCAGTGGCGACCGCGACAGCCTTAGCGAAGAAGTCGGTGGTGCCAATCGCAGGAGCCTCAAGCACGCAGGTGCCTCCAGGAGCGCGGTTAGTAATGAGAACCTCTTTGTTTGAGGCGGTCTCTTTGTACAGCAGCTCGTTGTTTAAAGCCAAGTCAATCGACTCAATGCGGCTGCTGGTTACACCGTGAAAGGTGGCAGTCGTCACATTAGTGTCGTTCACCTCAATGGCTGCGGCTTGGTTGGCAACGGTGAAGCTGCCGCTTAGTGCAGTGCCATCAGGTGCATTGTAAATGCCAATGAATTGGAAACTGGCTGTTGCAAACTGCCCAGAGGTAAGGTTGAAGCTGACGGTGCCACGTGCGCCAGTAATTTTGTGGCGGGTGTCATCGTAAAAACAATAAATAGTGGCAGAGCTAAAGCTGCTGCTAACAGGCGCGTAGGTCACGCTTGTGCTTGAGACAATTGTTTCTGACAGACCGCATGACTTGAGCAGCGGACCAAAAGCTGGTGCAGTGCCTGCAGTGCCTGAGCCGCCAAGCTCAACATCAAATGTCACGCTGACACGCTTGTTAGCTACCAGGGTTCCACGGGTGCTATTGCCCAAAAACCCTTGATGAGCCGCAGCCTGAACATTGTCAGACTCAATCGGGGTGATTTCCAGATTGGTTACTTGGACGGCATCACTTCCACCAACAGGCGAAGGATCGGTGCCATAAGTTGACTCAATCTTCGCGATCAGAAACTTCTTCCGGGTCAGTGCCATTTGAGGTAGGAGCGGCGGATTCTGTGATCAGTGTAAGCTGCCCAGACTTGGGGTCAAACAGATAACTGCCGCCCACTCCGGGATTGGGAACTTGCTTTTCAATCTTAGCCATGGTCTCACGCGGTAGTAAGTGAAGTCCTACTCGTGCGATAACGCACAAGGAAGTCTTGGCTAATAATACCGAGCGGAACATCAGCTTCGTACAAACTGAAGTCCGTCCGGTCAGGCGTCAGGTCAAGTGCATAACCATTGACAGTTTGATCTGCCATCAGCTTTGCATGCACCTGCTGTGTGTAGGTATCAGAATCGTCGTCTGGTATAGCTGCACGCACAAGCGTTGTTATGCGTACACGCAAAGTCCAATCCAACTTGTTAAAAAAGTTTGTATCAACAGGTTGATCGTTGACTGGTTCAACAATGACTGCAGGCACCTCACCACGCGCAAGAGGCTCCACACGGCTTCTGTAAACGGTTGCGCCAGAAATACTGTCAAGGTTGGTTTTGATGCGAGCCAAGATCAATTCACGGCGTGTATCAGCCATCAGACCTTGCTCAACAACAGCTCAGAAAAAAGACCATCATCCACAGGGCGATTTTCACGCACTGTGTAAGACACTGAGTCAACAGTGATTGCAGTGCCGCGAACGGTGGCGCTGACATCTGAAGTTTTTGCGTAAAGCAAATACTCCCGAGACAGAGCCATACCGCCCGCCAACACCTCCATGGGCGAATCCAATATGCCAACAAAGCTTGCACCAGCACCAATTTGGCAAGTGACGCCAAACTCGTCGGTAT